TGCCGCCGAATGAAGATGTAGGCATACTCGCAAGCGATACAGCAGGATTTCCGAACATTTCATCACGGAATATTTGACGTATAAGGTTCTCGGGGGCTTCAATATTTCGTCCGTTCTTCTGGTCGCCCAACAGCCCGACGAAAGGTTTGTTTGCCTCAAACACACCGCCCGCCGCAAATGGGAGAACACCGAACAGGCCGGGGATGGCCGTTTTGGTAGCCTCTGAAATACTTCCTCCCCTGCCCCCGGTTTCACTGCCTTTTGTTGATGTATAGACGGTATTTTGAACGGTTGTTACTTTGTACTCAACTTCAACGCTCTTTTTAACACCGAGGAAGGCCATGAGTTCATCCCACGCTTTGCGTATCGGGGCAACGATATTCGTTTCAAACCATGAAGCAAGGTCACCCCACGCTTTTGTAATGTCACTCCATGCTTTATTAGCCCATTTTGTAATATCAGCCCAAAGCGTGCTGAACCAATCCGCAGTTGGTTTGGTAACGTTTTTCCACATCCAATTACTGTAGTCAGTCCATAGCGAATCAAGGGTGGCTCTCGAAGATGCGCCCCATTTTTTTGTATTGTCCCAAACATAAGCGAAATACTCGCCAAGGGGTTTCGTTACTTTGGATTCAAACCACGGGCCGGCGTTTCGCCAAGCATCCTCTATTTTTCGCCATGCGTCGATACCCCATTTCTTCACTTCGTCCCAGTTGAGCACAACCCAACCCAACGCCGCGATCAGTAAAGTGATAGCGCCAGCCGGTGACGTTAGAAGGGCAACAGCGCCGTTGATTAAAGCAAAAGCGGTCTGCACGGCAGCGAGAAGTTTTGAAGTTGTCCATATAACTACTATTGCAGCGCCGATTGACATAATCCCATCATAGATTTTTCCAAACGTCTCAGGGTTATTTTTCACCCACGCGCTAATATCATCAAACGCCTGTTTGAGCCAGCGCAAAGCGTCGATGATTCTATCACCAACCCATTCCCCCATAGGTTTTAACACTGTTTGATAGAATACTTCCCAAGCGGGCCGGGATGCTTCCCACATTGTTTTAAGTGTTTTAATTCCAGCGGATACGGCGTCAAGAAAAGCGGGTAAAGCGTCGGTTATTGTCCATAATCCGATGGGCTTCAAGAATTTATCATAGAAGTCAACCAGATTGCCCCAAATAACCGTATTTGCGTAGTCCTTGATCGTGTCCCAAAGGTTTGACAACGCAATGCGTGTCGGCTCCGCTGCCGCCCAGACCTTTTTAAGCCAATCTGCCGCCTTGCTCATAGCAACGTTGACAGATTCAAGCGCGTCAGCATAGGCTTCGTTTTTGATAACTTCGGGCATTTCGCCAAGCCCGCCGCTACCGCCGTTTGCCTTTTCGGATTCATCCGCAAGTTTGTTGATTTCGTCAAACGCCTTTAGCCCGATTTTGGCGTCTTGGGCGGCTTTCTTTGCAGCGCCCCCCGCGTTCTTCAACGCCTTGGATGTGTCATTTAGAGAATCAGCCAATTTGCCGTTAGCATCTGCGCCTTCGCCAGCAATATCAGCCGCTCCCGAAGAAATACCAGTGAATCCGGTAAGTGCCCACATGAAGTTTTTAACAGCGTTTGCTGCCGTTAGCGCGGCTCTGGCAAGGCTGTTAAGGATAGGGAGCACAATCGCCTGGATCGGCTGGAAAGCCTGTCCTAAAGCGATTTTAGCCATATCCAGTGTATTGTTGAGCAATCGTATCTGATTGACAGGGCTGTTGATGGTTCTGGCAAGATCGCCTTGAGCGTTCGTAGTCTGCGCCATGATAGCCGCGTAACGCGCCATCAATTTTTCAGTCTGCGTCAGGTTCTTCCCTGTTGTGCTGATTCCTTCGGATAGAGCGTACTGCTTTACTGTTGCTTCATCAACAAGTATACCAATTCTTTTAAGTGGTTCTGTTTCTCCCGTGATACCAGCACGCAATTTATCAAACATTTCAGTCGGGTTGACGTTGTAGAATGATGCCATGTCCTCAGCAAGCCCAGTCAGCCCCGTTGACATGTCATAAGCCGCTTTTTCACCCAACCCCATGCTCATAAACATGGTGTTGAACGTACCAGCATTTTTGCGCAGGTTGTAGGCGTTTAGGCCGAGAGACGCGGACAATTCCTCAGACCATGCCCGCGCTTCGTTCGCCATGCCCTTCATCGATACGGCGAACAGGCTTTCACTCTCAACAACATCATTTGCCATAGACAGCGATTCTTTGCCGAGTTTAATCATGCCGCGTATAACATATGCACCAATAAAAAGTTTAGCCGCCCGCGCTAATCCATTAAAAGCGGTTGATGTGCTTTTAACAGTCGATTCAACACCGCCGAGTTGCTTTTTAACTCCATTTAGTTGGCTTGTAAGCCCGCCCATTTGGGCGGTGAATTTAATTTGCAGTTCTTCTAATGTTGTCGCCACTATTTCGCCCCCTCAACAGTGTTATGGACTTCTGCGTATGCTGTGAGGATGGTTTTCATGCTGTCCTCATCCATTTCGTCAGATGGTATCGATTGTTTTGTGTCAATTATTTCAGGCTTGCGCGGGTATTTACCAGGCTCGTGATAACCTTTTGCCGCGTATCGGCCTATCATCCAAGCCAACAAATCAAGTTGCTCGTTCTTAGCGCTTCGCTCCGCGCCAAGCGCCCGAATTCGCCCGTTGACCTCAGCTGGGGTCATGCCCCACCAATCCCAGGCGTTAGATACACCCACGTCAAAAGCGTCGTTGATGATTTTCGCATAAGCGGCTCTTAGACTCTTTACTTCTTTTGAGCCTTTGCCGCCTGTTTGAAAAAACCCGCTGATTCAATCGCCTTTGTCAGCACTTCGCCAAGCACATCAAGCGCTCCGCCGCTTTGCAGATATTCCTCAACCAACTCGCCCGCGCCTTTGACCGTCAATTCAGGATTCTTATCGATCAGCCCGGCCCACATAAGGTAGCGCAGCATTTTGAACTGGCCGCCGGACAAGAGGCTTCCTAACTCCTGCCCGGTCATATCTTCCAATTCAGCCATTGAGTTGACAGTGAATTTCAGTTCATAGGATTTCCCGCCGATTTCTAACCGCATATTGCCTCCTTAATTATTCGTGTTATGCAACCGTGAAGATTTGGCTGTTGACAGGCCTGTAATCGGGCACCGTCACAACGCAGAAGTAATGCCCTTCCGCACTTGACGTATCGTATGTGGCAGATGTAGCGCCCGTAATGGCAGATGGATTAGTGTATGCCGCATCATCACATTCGTACCATTGATAGGCAGGTGTGCCAGTCAGCGCCGTTGCTGTTGCGTCCAGCACACCAGCCACATTGCTGTAAGCCGTGCTGATGACCTGCACCAAGCCGCTGATTCGCAGTGTGCATCCAAACCCGACAACGCCGTCAACGTCAGCCGAACCATCAGAGTAGCCCTTGACATAGGCATTGAACGCCACAGTTGTCTGATCGGGGAATGTCACCCAGAAATAGCCGCTCGCGCCGCTTGCGTACAACGCCCGCATGGTGCTCTGGCCTGTGTTAGCCGCGTCATGATAGCCGGTAAGCGTCAACTCACCCGAATCTTTCAATCCTTGCAGGAACTCCCGATACCCGCCAGCCGAATCAAGCGTTGTGGTGT